GGTGGAGAAATGCATACTAAAGTTATGATGGGACATCCTAAAAAGTAGGTTGACAAGTTATTTGTAATGTGATATAATGTGTATATGGAAAAGTTAATTGTATATTGCCACGGTTATGGTTCAAGTGCAAACAGCAACAAACTAAAAGCTCTCAAAGAAGCAGGATTTAATGCCTATTGCTTTGAGGCTGACGTTGACCCTGTTGAAGCTTTGACGTATCTCACCAATAAAATCGATAATATACTCATCGACCACCTGAATCAAGATGTTGAATTGGTATTTGTCGGTACATCACTTGGTGGTTGGACAGCAGCCAAACTTGCTAAATTATATAAAGCGAAAGCTGTTATCATCAATCCTTCGGTTGATCCTGCAACATCACTATTGAAGTATGGTGTGCCTGAAGAAATCTGTGAAAAGTATTCTGTATTTGCTCCACATGAAGGACACAAATATTTCTTTGCAAAGTATGATGAGGTAATAGATAATCAAACCTTCAGCAAAAACTTGACAGATGCTGGTTTTGATGTTACAATTGTGGCTGATGCAGACCACAGGTTTGACAAACACTTTGGATTAGTTATTGATTATTTGAAAGAAATGTAATGAGTAAGTTTACTAAGATTTATTTGGATATGGACGGTGTAATTGCCGACTTCACAAAACGTTATAAAGAATTGTACAAGATTGAGCCAGCAGAAGCTGATAAGAGAAAAAAATTTGGTATGTTCTTTGAAGATTTTATTGAATCTAGACAATTCTCTTCACTCGAATATATGCCAGATGCGGTGGTTTTATTGGATCATTTAAACACTTGTGGTGTTCCTGTTGAGATTCTTTCGTCTACTGCAAGAGAAGAATCACATAAGGAAATTTCTTATCAAAAAGATGTTTGGCTTACTATCCGAAACATTAAATATCCTCGCAACTTTGTACCTGGTAAAAAACACAAGTACAAGTATGCAACACCAGATTCCATAATCATTGATGATACTCAATCTGTTATCGATGATTGGAAGAAAGCAGGTGGTGTCGCAATTCATCACAAAGATGCATTGAGCACTATCTCTATTTTAGACGCTTTATTGCGTGTATAAATAGAATTATATTATGAATAAGTGGACACTCCGTTAATATTTTTTACACTCCGTTATATAAAGGAAAAAATCATGGTAGATTTCGCAAATCTTAAACGCTCTTCGGGCAATATGGACAAACTGGCAAAAGCTGTTGAAGCAATGAGTGCTGGTACCGACACAGGTGAAAAATCAGATAAATTTTGGCGACCAGAAGTAGATAAAGCCGGTAACGGCATGGCTACTTTCCGCTTTCTTCCTGCACCAGCAGTAGACGGCGATGATGCATTGCCTTGGGTCAAGATGTTTTCTCATGGATTTCAAGGTCCTGGTGGTTGGCTGATTGATAACTGTCTGACTACTAAGAATCAGCAATGTCCTGTGTGTGAACACAATTCTACATTGTGGAATTCTGGTATCGAAGCAAACAAGGAAGTTGTACGTAAGCAAAAACGTAAACTAAACTATATTGCAAACGTCTACATTATCTCTGATCCAAAACATCCAGAGAATGAAGGACAAATCAAACTGTTCAAGTTTGGTAAGAAAATCTTTGATAAGATTACTGAAGCAATGAATCCTGCTTTTGAAGATGAAACTGCAATCAATCCATTTGACCTATGGACTGGTGCAAACTTCAAACTGAAGATTCGTAAAGTTGAGGGTTACCAAAACTATGACAAGTCTGAGTTTGAAGCACCATCTGCATTGTCTAAGGATGATGAAAAACTCGAAAAGATTTGGAAGAATGAACACTCTTTGAAAGAGTTGACTGCTGACAAAGAATTTAAATCATATGATGACCTGAAAGGTCGTTTGGATAAAGTTCTTGGTCTGAATGGTGAGACAATCAAACCAAAGACTACAGTTGAACAATTGAAGTCTGCACCAAAAGTAAAAGAAGTTGAACCTGATATTACTGCAACAAGCAGCGATGAAGATGATACAGATTTAGCCTATTTTTCTCGGTTAGCTGATGATTGATTTGGTGTAAGTTTTTCTTTTCTTTAAATCTTTAGAACCTTTCGGCCTACCTTTTATTAGAGGTAGGCCGTTTTCTTTTCTATATTCGTTAGTTTGACCTTTGGTCGTGCCCCAATCCTCTCTATTTCTTCTCATATTTTTCATTTTTTCTGAAATATCTGGTCTTTTTATTCCTTTATTCCAAGGAATTTGGCCACGATGTGCATCACCATTCTTTTTTCTCATTTCTTCGGTGACTATAACTCCTTTAAAGGTATCTTTTCGTACATTTATAAATTTTTCATCAATGTGAACCTTCATTCTTCGCAATACTTTATCTTCCCATAATTTGGCTGATTTATCATCTAAGAAAGTTTTTCTGATTTGAATTATATCTGGTTCACCATGCAATTCACGAAATTCTTTTACTTTTTTAGAACTTGTGAAATATTTTATCCAAAGATCAGAAGGATTACATTTTTTTGAATAACGAACACCATAATACCATTTATTATGATTTGTCCATCCAATAAGATATGTGTATGGTTTATAAATATTCATGCTGATTGCTCCTTTATAGCATTAGAGTGTATGCGGGGGTCGTAGTCCGGCGATACACACTTATTTATAACCCCGCCTAGTGCGGGGTTTTTTATTGGTTAAAACTTTCTCAGGTTTCTTTCCTGGATGTATTTCAATGTTGGATCATCAATTCGTACAGGTGCAGAGCTATCAATCGTCACGGCAGGTCCTGGTTCGCCTCCGCCACCAACATTTTTAGATTTGTCAATCACGACCGTTTGGCCTTGACTTGCATTTTGATCCATTTCTAAATTTTTATTTTCTGAAATGGCTGCTTGTACATTTTGTCCAGTAACACTTGGTGCAGCTGGCATTGGTGTTGCTGAAGGTGCTCCTGCTGGCGATGATGTAGCTGAAGGTGTTGCTGAAGATGTTCCCGATGGTGTTGATGTAGAAGGTGATGTTGAAGAAGGTTCTGATGAAACTGGTGATGCTGAAGGTGCTGCTGATGCGGGCGTAGATGACGGTGATGGAACGCTAGAAGCGGTCGCACCAGCTTTAGGTGCAGTTACTTCTTGTTTTTTCATTTCTTTTTCTGCATAATCATCAGCTTCTTTTAACAATGACTCTGGCGCTTGTTTGCCATTCTTATCATCATATTCATAACCATAAGTTAAACCCAAAGCAGTTTTGGCATACTTTTTGTAGCCTTTTTCTTGCATATAAGATTGAATCAAATCTTGTTTCTTTTTAATTTCATCAGTTGCTTTAATTTCACTTTTCAATTGTTTTTGTACAGATTCTGCTTGTTCGGGTGATGCATTTTCAACATCTGTACCTCTACGCTCTTCATGTACTTCTTTTAATGCTTTTTCTGCTTTTTCTCCTCCAGCTTTACCAAATTGTTTTTCTGTGCTTTCTTCCAGTTTTTCTTGAATAGCCTTAGCCAAATATGCTATAGCACCAACAGCAGCAAGAAATGCTAACGGCCCCGCGGCAAACTCTGCTGCTGTTCCTATAATCCTCATCAAATTTGGCCCATACTTTAATACAATATCTTTTAAGATTTTAAAATCATTCAAAAAAGAATCAAACATTTTTTTGATAAAATCAAATATTCCACCTTTACTACCTTCAGGTTCAACCTTTGTGGCAGTTCCGCCAGATAAACCAGATAAAGCTTTTATTAACTCTTTATGTCTTTCTTCACGATCATCTTCTTTTTGTCTTTCAAAGTTTTTTTCTAATTCGTGTTTTTTCACATTTTCATCAGATTCTTTTCTCATCAAATTAAATATGCGAGACAGTACATCAGCAAGACCATCACCTTTTTTGGATGGTCTTGCATCTGATGCAGAAATTTTTGTATATAAGGGATTGTTCTTCTTTTGTACAGAAACAGGTTTAGATTTCTGATCACCTCTACTATATGGTGCACCAGTAAAATAAGACATATCTTCTTGAGATCGTCCAGTCAATTTACCAACAGCATAAGCACCTAGTCTACCACCAACAGCTTTACCTATATTCATAGGATCAAACTTCTCTGCTATGCCTGTCAGACCAGCTTTAGTTTTATCTGATATAGAAGAGCGAACAGAACCTAAAAAACCTTGGCCCGATATAGTTCGGTTAACTATTAAACGACCAAGTGGTGAACGTCTTATAGCTCGTGATCTTTGATATGACATTTTTTATTCTCTTATTTTTTTGTATGTGCTGGTTTATCTGAATCTGTTGGTACTTCAATTTTCTGTGGCTTACTTGCAGGTGCACCATTAACAGTTGTCGAAGCATCAACAATTGTAGTTCCACCTTTCTGCATTGCTTTCTTTTGGTCTGCATTTTCAACAGATGATTTATTTAACTGATCGCCACCAGAATCACCTTCACTCATGTATTGTGATGCTAGTTGTTTTCTTTTATTTTTAGATTCTTCACTTGCAGAACCAACAATTTTGTTAACTTTATCAATGTCATCCAATTCTGAAGGTTTATTTTTACCCAATTTCATTTGAAAGAAAGCAGGAACAATTTTTGCTGCTACATCTGGATCATTAGCTAAATCTGGATTTTTGAGTAAGTCAACACCAATTTTATCTCCGATTGCTTTATAAGCATCTTTACCTGTCAATTGAATATAACCACGGCCCCTATATTTGTATCCATCACCTGGCTCAGAGTTACCCATTCTACCACCATAGATTACATCACCAACCGCTTCAGGTCCTTTTGCAACAAGGCTTTGAGCTTCAGAAATTGATTGGAATCTAACTTTATTTTTTCCGCCTGCTGGTTGACCACCATCAACACCGGGAGGTCCATACATCTTAAACAAAGTTTTAGCTGAATATTTTTCAAGTTCTTCACTTCTTGGTTTAAATTTACTTTCTTCATCTACATTCGCCATGATGTTAGCTTGTGCAGCCTTTGAGAAACCTGCGGCAAGTAATGCAGCTGCAACAGCACCTTTTGCTCCACCTATAGCTACCTTTGCGGCTGTGGCTGCACCTTTTGGTACAGCAGGCGGCGGTTTTGTTGCCGTCGGTGCTGTTGGTGTTGGTGGTGCAGCTTCTTCTTTTTTTGCAGTTTCTTTTGGTTTAGCTTCAGGTGCTTTCTTGGGTTCTGGTGGTTTAGCCTCTGGTGGTTTAGCCTCTGGTGCTTTCTTAGGTTCTGGTGCTTTTTTGGCTTCTGGTGCTTTTTTGGCTTCTGGAGCTTTGGCTTCTGGTGCTTTCTTAGGTTCTGGTGCTTTTTTGGCTTCTGGTGCTTTTTTGGCTTCTGGAGCTTTGGCTTCTGGTGCTTTAGTTTTAGGTGGTGCAGCTTTAGTTGTGGGTGCAGGTGCAGATGGTGCTTTCTCTTCTGCTTTTTTAAATCTACCAGTCTTTAAATCCCGAACTGGCATTTTTGGTTTAGATTTTTTTATCTTTTCTATTTCAGCAATAATCTCATTATGTCTACGTTTTTCGCCTTCATACTTTTCGGTTTCAAAGTTTTTGATTATTTCTGTTCTTACTTTTTTTACGTCCAAATCATTTTTCATTACTGCATAAATTTTAGTTGCAATAGTTGCAGCACCATCACCTGAACGTAATTTTGGATTATTGGGAGCAGCAATAGCTGAATACAAACCTGTGTTTACATTATTTTTTGGTCTTGCACTCCCAAACATATTACTTAATGTTTTTGGTACAAACTTTTTCTTTATCTTTTCACCTCTTTGAGCAGTTTTTTCTCTATCGGGTTTTTGTTCAGGCTCTGGTGCAGATTCAGGTTGTTTTTCAGGTTCAGGTGTTGATGCTGCAGCCTCACTTTGAGGTTTTGTAGAACGAACTTTAGTTTCTTTTACACGTTTTTGTTCTTCTTTTATTTTTTCAATTAGAGGTGCAACAGGTCCGTCACCTTTGCCTTTTTTCCAACCATTTTCCAACCAAGATTCTAATTGTGATCTATGAACATAGCGAACCTGCGTTGCAACGCCAGGTCTAACTAGATTTATTTCAGTAAATCCAGGAGGAATGGGACCAGGAGTGTATTTGGGATTAATAACATCTTCTGGAGTAGGGTTGGTTTTGTCGGTCATCTACGTTCTGCGTTTCTTTGTTTTATTTTTTCATTTTCTTCTTCAATATATTGGGAAAGCATAGACACATAAATCTCTCTTTCCCAAGGTAACATAGACTCCAATTCAGTTAAACTATATTTGTGATGCTGCATCAAAGCAAAGTTTGTGGTATAATAATTTTTTAGATTATCATGCCGCAGCGTCACCCGAAAAAATTTTCAAGGCCCTCCACATCAATGACATGGTGAAAGTTACATTTTTTACAATCAACTTCAATTTTCTTATTTAAAGTTGGAAGATTCTCAAAGAACTCTTCGATCTTTGAGAACTGTTCTTGATTCAATGATTCAATAAATTCCATAATTTCTTCTGTTGAACATTCGTTTGCATAGTAAAATTGTTCACCATCAAAAATGTGTTCTACAGATTCAACAATCATTCTAAAAGCAATATCTGTTGCAGATTCTTCTTCTCTAACATGATTCAATGTTGAGAATTGGGGATATTTAAATTTGATTGTAATTGTATCTGTCAATTGAATCTCATCTTTGATACTATCATTCTTTGTAATTTTAATATCAAGTAGATTAAATTTAACTTCCATCAAATTACCACAAGGATTTTCATTAACAATGTTCTCGCAACGATATTTGTTTTCTACAATTTCACCTACTGATCTTGCTCTCAATTGAATGAAATAGTATTCAATGTCAATGATAGGTAATGATTCAATATCAATACCTTCTGTCAAGGTACAGTTATGTAAAACTTGTTTGATGTTCTTTTCAACAGTTTCTTTGTCATCTGATTCCATCGCCATCATCAGATTGCGTTGTTCTTTTACTAGAAAGGGACGAAATCTAATATGTTTTTTTGAAAGTGGTAAAGTCAATTCATAGACAGGTGAGTCAATTTTTGGTAAAGCCATAGTTATATTTCCTTTTCAATTAATGTTTAGCCTGAGGATTTACGTCAGGTACATTTACATTAGTATTTGGTTTTCCTCCATATATACTTGTTGTAAAATCTGGTGAATCAGTTGGTTGTGGATCGGGGTTAAGTCCACCAAAAGTATCAAGAATATTGGAGATACCTGCTTGCAGTAGACTTGAACCAAGTTGTTGAATAGAATTGTTTTGCCAGTATCTGTATGCAAAAACAACTGTTAGTTTATGGTGTCCATCGTTGGACCAATCCAAATCTAATTGATTGACAGAGATTGGAAAAGCATCAATTAGATTTAATGAGTATGTTAGGTCATTTGACATACCATATTGATTTACTGTCAAGGTAGAAATATAATCTTCTTTGTAGTTGAAATCAAATGATACTGTTGGATTAATATATTCCATCCATGCATCAAAGAAAATCTTCTCACTCATATCACCAGACACAATAAATGTCATTTCCGATTCATTGTAATTTGAATGTGTGGCGTGTTTTTCAACTGGATTTGCACCAAACTTTTGTTCAGCTAAAGCAAATGTTCTACTTGGCAGTTGAGCAGATTCACAACGTAATGACAAATTTCTAGCAGTTGCCAAATAAGGAATCAAAGCAACAGGTGCAGGTATAGTAACATCAAAATGTTTTGGTCGTGCAACATCTTTATTGAAAGATGATATGAAATTTGTAATACTTGGCATTGTTATTCTTCTTCTTTGTTAAAGTGAGCCATATGTTCTCTATATTCTTGCAACGAATCTTTCCATACTGTAGTTGCTCTTGCGCCTCTGAATTGTTGTAGAGGTAACAGAGTGGCAATATCCCATTCGTTTGGCTGAATCATTAATATTCTAGACCTAGCGTGATTCTTCAAATATCTTTTAATACAAGGTTTAAACTCTGCATAACGTTTGGCTGCATTTAGTATGTCGTATGATATTCTCATGCGGTTAATGTCACCATCTTTTGTTAGTTGTGCAAACTTCATTAGTTTTGTTAAGAAGGCAATTCTAAATTTTGGTGGTAAATAATGCAAATTTAAACCAAGAAAACCATCATCGTATTTTTCTAGCACCAAAACTAAAGGAAACTTATCCCAGTAATCTAAACTATCTTTTGTTTTTGGATCATAGTAAAAACAATAAAGCATTCCAATTCTAACAAGAGAAGTATTTCTCATACTTTCACGACTAATTGATGTAGCTATTTTATCTGGTCGTTTTAATTCTAGAACTTTTTCATTCATCCAAGAAATAGCATCCCTAGACATGGTTTTATAACCATTATCTTTTTTTTCTTCAGCTAAACTAGTTAATTTTGATGTTGTATTTGATTTTGCCATGTACTATTTAGTTTACAATCCCAACTCTTTTTCAGTCCAAATTTGAAATTCCCAGTTACGGTCTAAACAATACTCTTGGGCAGCTTTCCATTTTGCTTGATTTACACCCCAAGTAACCACCTCATTGATGTATTGTTTAGTTACTTTTTTCTTTTTTTCTGGTTCTTTTGTTTGTTTTTGTGGTTTGACTTCAATTAGTATGGTTCTCAGTTTGTCATCTTTTGTTCTAACCTTCACCAAAAAATCAGGAAAGTATCTATGGTATCTTCCGTCAACCGGAGATACATAAGGTATAATCAATTCTTCAGATGCCCAAGAAATGATTCCTTCGGTCTTATCTAAATAGGACATTACTTTACACTCCCAAGATGAGCGATAAATAATATTCGTGTGGTCACCCACATACTTGTGTGGATTTTTAGGAGTAAACTTTCCTGAATAGGCCATAAATAGAGTATGTATATTTTTTCTGGAATAAAATGGCAATAATTTCTATACCAACATCGATTGGCGGTGTATCTATACCCGGTAAAACAGGTCAAATACTTAGTGGTCCTTTGGCTGCTTTATTTGGTGGTAAAAATTTAACTACTGCTAATTATCCACAAGATTTATCAACAGATGCATCAAAAAGTCATTATGTTCAATTTTCTATTAAAGAAATTATACCCCAAAAATATACTCCGGTATCGGGTACTCCTCCAAGTGTAGCAAATATCGCAGCAAATGGTGCTCAAGCCATTGGTAATGGAATAGTTAATGGCGCAAATGCAGTTGTCAACAATGCAGTTCCTGTAGCAACAACAGCTGTTAATGGAGTTGTTACGGGTGTTTCAAATCTTATACAACGTCCTATTGATACATTAAGTCAATTTGGCCAAGGTGCCGCGGATGCTGTTGCAAGTGGAGCAGCTTCAGCAGGTAGTTGGATACAAAAAGAAACAGAACAAATTACAAATGTCTTGCTTACAAAACAAACAACAGACCTAAAAGCAGTTATATCTTTATATATGCCAGACACTTTAACTGCAAGTTACAGTGCAGATTACACTCAAATTAATTTAAGAGGACCTGGTGGTGCATTAGGTGATACTTTGACAGGTATACAAACAATTGCATCGGTTGCCGGTTCAGCAGCTGGTGCAATAAAAAGTGATAGCAGTGTAATCAATGCAGTTGGTAGTGACCCAGCAGCAATCGATGCAGCAATAAGAGCGGGCACTAGTGCAGTCGGAGGTTCGGATGGTTTGTCCGCAGCAATCTTAAATGCACAGGGATATGCAACAAATCCACAAATGCAAATGATATATCAAGGTTTGGAATTTAGAAGTTTTCAGTTATCATTTACTTTTACTCCCAAATCTCGTGCAGAAGCAAAAACAGTTGATAATATCATCTATCAATTCAAATATTATTCTGCACCAAGTTTTCAATCTGGTAAAACAGTTTCAAATCAAAGTATGTACTTGATACCGCCAGCAATTTTTAATGTGAGTTTTATGGTTAAAGGTATAGAAAACAAATATCTTCCAAAATATGCAGATTGTGTTTTAGAACATGTTGATGTTAACTATGCACCAAATGGTTGGGCTGCACATAGTGATGGTGCACCAATACAAACAACATTAACACTTTCATTTAAAGAAATTGAAGTTGTTGATAAAGCAAGATTGTCAACTGGTTACAACAATCCTTCTGATAAAACAGGTTTAAGATAATGAAATATTTTCAAACAATACCAAAAATTGCAAGTATAGATTATATTGGAAACTATGTTGTACTCACAAACTTATTGGTTCGTGCAGAGATTATTCCTAGTCTTTTGAATAATCCTGCATTGTTCTATCAATATGATATCCAAGACGGCGATACACCAGAAATTATTGCAGACAAGTATTATGGTGATTCTTATCGTTATTGGTTAGTTTTATTTGCAAATCAAATCATTGATCCACAATGGAATTGGCCAATGAATTCAAATTTGTTTAGAGATTATTTGGTTGACAAGTATACTTCTGCAACCGCAAATGCATTTAACGTATCGGCAAATACAGTAACGTATGCTCAAATTTCCGCTTACACAGAAGGAACTGTAAAAAACTACGTTAAAACTATTACAACAACAGATTCAGTTTCTGGAACATCAACCACCAATACATTTTATTTGGACCAAGTAACATATGGAAATGTGATCACTGGTACAACAACCAAATCATTTCCACCAGGAAAAAATTCATCGGGTGGAAGTATCACACAAGTTATTAATAAGTATACTCAATCAATATATGATTATGAAAATCAGCAAAATGAATCTATGAGAAGTATAAATTTAATCAACTCAGTTTATGTACCACAGTTTGAAGCACAGTTTAAATCTTTGATGGCTCAATAATATGGCAGATTCAGATTCAGATAAACTGTCAACTGGCGGTGTAGTTTACCCTAATGACTATTCGTTAATAAATTTAACACTAATAACGTCGGTTACTACATTTGACTTTAAAAACATATTGATTGAACTGTCTTTTAATGAAGATTTGTTCAATAACATATCATCAGGATACTTGATGGTTACCGACTCTACTGGTTTTATTGAAAAACTACACATGAATGGTAATGAATTCATAAGACTAACGTTTGGTAAAGCTGAAAACGATTTATATTTAATAGATAAAATCTTTAGAGTATTCAAAGTCGCAAAAAGAAAACCAATAAATGATGGAAATACTGAATCATATTCTCTTTATTTTTGTTCTGAAGAGTTGTTATTGTCTGAACAGTACAAGGTAAGTAAGTCTTATAAAGGAAAAGATATTTCCTTTATGATAAAAGATATATTACAAACACATTTAAAAGTTCCAAACAACAAGCTCAAATCGTTTAACATAGAAAGTACATATGGAATATATGATTTTGTAGTTCCAAATTTAAAACCCTTTGATGCAATCAATTGGTTATCATCATATGCTAGACCCTCAAATAATCTAGGTGCTGATATGTTATTGTATGAAAACAAATTTGGTTTTAACTTCAAATCATTACAATCACTTTATACTACTCCGGTTTATGATGAGTACACTTTTAGTCCAAAGAACTTGAATAAAGATAAATTTGATACGAATATGAAGTTAAAGAATGCAATTACATATGAGATCATGGACTCTTATGATAGCTTAGGTGCAATAAACGATGGTGTATTTACCAACCAGTTAATTTCTATTGATCCATTGCTAAGAAGATTCAGAGTTACAAATTTTGATTATCCTTCATATGCAAATCAATCACAGATGTTGAATGATTATCTCATAACAAATGATTTAAAAAATAGATTTGGTGATAGACTAAATGAAACAAATAAAGCTTCATTGAAACTCATATTATCAAACTTCAATGAAACAGATTCTAAATATGTAAAATCAAATCCAGGTTCAGTTGCTCATGATATTTTTGCAGAGACTTACGTTCCATATCGTACAGCACAAATACCATTATCAACTTACACAAGAGTTAAGATATCTGTTCCAGGTGATACCAATCTTACTGTTGGTCGTGTGATTAAATTTAATTTATTGTCTAAAGATGCAACAGAAAAAGAACCAGACTCTTTCTATTCAGGTAACTATTTAATAACTGCAACAAGACACATATTAACTTTGCAAGAATATAAAACTGTACTTGAGCTTGCAAAAGAAAGCACAATAAATCCATATACACAAGCCAAAAATAGTGGTAAATTATGGAATGATTCAGTGAAAGGAATATTACCCAATGTCTAAAGAAACTAATAACTTTGCAGGTCTAAATGGCTTTATTTGGTGGACTGGCGTTGTTGAAAATAGATTAGACCCATTGAATCTTGGACGTTGCCAAGTTCGTATATTCGGATGGCACACAGAAAACTTACAGTTGATACCATCAAAAGATTTACCGTGGGCTATGCCTAGTATTTCAACTAATACAACACAAATAAACAAAACACCAAGAGAAGGTGATTATGTTTTTGGTTTCTTTTTAGATTCAGAATCTGGCCAATTTCCTTGTATCATTGGTCTTTTACCTGGTATTCCTATAGAAGCACCCAAACAATCAAGTGGGTTTTATGACCAGAGAAATGCAAGTGTTTTAAGTTCTTCTCCTGCACCGTTTGGATCGTCTCCAAGTTTATATCCAAATCAATTAGATGAACCAACAACAAGTAGACTATACAGAAATGAAAAGATTGATACCACAATCATAGGAAGAGAAACTTCGGCCGCAGTAAGTAACATACCAACAGCAGCTGGTAGTAGTTGGTCACAGCCAAAACCATCATACAATACGAAGCCACCATACAATCAAGTAATGGAAACTGAATCGGGTCACGTTATGGAGTTTGATGACACCAATGGTTCAGAAAGAATACATATAGCACACAGAACTGGAACATATACAGAAATACAACCAGATGGTACAAAAGTAACTAGAATTGTGTCAGATAACTATGAAATTATTGCAGGAACCAATTATGTTAACGTGATTGGTGATTGTAATATAACGGTTAATGGAAATGCAAACTTATATGTAAAAGGTAATGTTGTTGAAAAAGTTGATGGAAATATCAATTCAACAGTATCAGGACAAGTAACTGCAACTGCAAGTGCATTCAATTTTAATGGAAATATTAATGTATCAGGATCAATAACAGCTTCTGGTGATGTTGTTGGTGGTGGAATTAGTCTCGATAAACACGTACATGGTGGTGTTATGAGTGGTGGTTCTTTAACATCCGGTCCACAATAAGCAATAAATAGAACATGGCAAATACATTAAAGCTTTATTCAGATTTAGATTTAACATTCAATCGTCTTCCAGGTACGGGTGATGTGGCTATGCGTTATGATACTCAAGCGGTCATTGCTTCTGTAAGAAATTTGTTACTGACTAATTTTTATGAAAGACCATTTCAACCAAATTTAGGTTCAAACGTAGATGCACTATTGTTTGAACCAGTAACAGATTTAACTGCAAATATTTTAGAAACCGAGATACGAAAAGTAATAAACAACTTTGAACCTAGAGTACAAATAAATTCAATAACTGTTTTTGTGAATCCGGACAGAAATTCTTTCTCTGTTAATTTGGAGTTTTACATAGGTAATAGTACAACACCAACAGCAGTCAACCTAATATTGCAAAGGTCCAGATAATGGCATCAAATACAAATATTCAAGTAGCTAGTTTAGATTTTAATGACATTAAACAAAACTTTACAAACTACTTACAATCACAAAGTACATTTAAAGACTATAATTTTTCAGGTTCAGCTCTGTCGACCTTGCTGGATGTTCTTGCCTACAATACACAATACAATGCATTCTATTTGAATATGGTTGCAAATGAGATGTTTTTGGACTCTGCATTACAACGTTCTTCTGTAGTTTCACATGCAAAATTGATGAACTACGTTCCACAATCAGCGATGGGTGCTGTTGGCCAAATAAATTTAGCATTTAATGGTGTGACCACAACACTATTTACTTTGCCCCAGTATACAAATTTTATGTCAGAGGCAATCAATGGCACTAATTACAATTATGTTACAACCACAAGTCTGACTGCACCGGTCATTAATAACACAGCAACATTCAATGGTGTTCAATTAAAACAAGGTACACTTTCTAGTTATAATTTCACAGTTAACTCAGTAACTAATCCAAAATATATTTTTGAAATACCAGATCAGAACATTGACGTTTCAACATTAAAAGTATTAGTTCAACAATCTTCTTCAAACAGTTCTTATCAAATATTTAATAGTACAACAGATTACTTGTCATTAGGTCCTACTGATGCAGTTTATTTTGTACAAGAAGCAGTAAACGGAAACTATCAAATATATTTTGGTGATGGTATTTTAGGTAAAAAATTAGCTGATGGAAATATTGTCAAGGTGAGTTATCTTTCTACTTCTGGTTCTGCTGGTGGTCTTGCTAACAACTTTACACTAATGGATAACATCGGTAATTATGGTTCTTATACTTTAGCACCATATCAAAGAGCATCCAATGGTACAGATAAAGAAGCAATTGATTCTATTAAGTTCCAAGCACCAAAAGCTTTTGCTGCTCAAGGTCGTGCAGTTAATAAGAATGACTACATCACAGCATTACAACAAAATAGTTTAGGTTTTCAATTTGATGCAGTTTCTGTTTGGGGTGGAGAACAAAATGTTCCGCCGGTGTATGGTCAAGTTTTCATTTCATTGAAACCAAAAGGTTCTTATGATCTAACCCTAACACAAAAAAATCTTTTGATTAATAATGTAATAAAACCAATTGGTGTATTAACTGTTGAACCAATCATTGTTGATCCAGATTACACTTATATTCAAGTAAATGCATCTGTGGTGTATGACCCAGCACAAACAACACTGACACCAGGTGCATTACAAAGTGGAGTACAAAGTTCAATTTATAACTATGCTTCAAATTATTTGAACACATTCAATTCAACATTCAACTCTTATGCTTTGTTGTCTGCTATAAATTCTTTTGACAAATCTATTATGGGTTCAGATTTCACATTAAATGTTCAGAAAAAGTTTTATCCAAATTTAGGTACACCAACAACATATAACCTTTACTATAATAGTCCGTTACAACGTGGAGTTTATTCTTCCACACTATCAAGTTCACCAAGTATTAACATTGTTAATCCTACAAATGTTAACACACAATTGAGTGGAGTATACCTTGAAGAGGTGCCAACAGCTGTTGCTGGTGTTGGTTCTATTTCCGTTCTAAATCCAGGTTATAATTATACATCAACACCAACAGTAACTATCACAGGTGATGGTTTGGGTGCAACAGCAATAGCAAATATCGTAAACGGTAGTTTATCTTCAGTAACAGTAACAAATGCTGGTGTGGGTTATACAAATGCGATAGCAACTATCAATCCAGGATTTGGAGATACTACAGGCCAAGGTGCTGGTGTGGTTGTAAACTTGCAAGGTCAATATGGAACAATTAGAAGTTATTATAATGATTCAGTAAAAGGTAAAATTATAGTTTCAGCAAATGTTGGAACAATTGACTACACAAACGGAATTGTTGTTCTTACAAATCTAAGTCCAGTTTCAATTAATAATCCATTAGGTCAATTAACAATATCTGTTAAACCAACAACAACTATCATATCATCAACATTAAATAGAATAATAACAATCGATCCGTATGATAATGCTGCTGTAGTTGTCTCTGTGTCTACAAATAAGAGTTAAGTAAATGATACAGAGTAATCAAAAAACCTCTTTACTTGTTCCATATGAACTCCCTAATTTTATTAGTGAGGACCCAAACTATGCCAATTTTGTACTATTCTTACAGGCATATTATCAATGGATGGAGCAACAAGGTAACACATTAGATTTCACGAAAAACTTATTGAATTACATGGATGTGGATACAACCACATCTCAATTTCTCCAATATTTCGTTAATGATTTCATGTCATATTTTCCACAAGATATACTGGCAGACAAATCAAAAACTATCAAATTAGCTAAACAACTTTATCAATCTAAAGGCACACCTGCATCATATAAATTTTTATTCCGTGTACTTTATAATTCAGATGTAGAAATTTTTTACACTAAAGATGCAGTACTAAAAGCATCTGCTGGTAAATGGTATGTGCCTAGAAGTTTGAAATTGGCAACAAGTGATCCAAATTTCTTAAACATCAAAAATTTACGTTTGTTTGGAAACATATCAAAGTCTATTGCTACAGTTGAAACTGCAATATTTGATGGATTAAAAACAGAAGTTTTCATTTCAAATATTGAACGTTTGTTTCAATCGGGTGAAACCGTTACTGTAGTTGATTCAAATAACCAACTTGTATATTTTTTAAATGGTTCTATTGTTCCGGTGGGAACCATTGGTGCTGAGACATTAACTGCACTCATTGTGGGTCAAATTAGTCAAGTGATAATTGATCCATTAAATAGGGGTACAAATTATATTGCAAATACTATAAGTGATATTTATGACCCAGTTGTAGTGTACGGAGGTTTAAATCCTAATACACCAAATCCAATTGGAGCAACAGTTCAAGTTGGTTCAGTAACTTCTGGTGGTATAAAAAATGTTGATGTTGTTGCCAAAGGTTATGGGTATACTACTGCACCTAGTGTAAACAATTCAATTGGTAGTGCTAATACTTACATCAGTTCTGGTGGTGGTTCAATAATCACAGTAGGTACTTTAGATAATACACCAAATAGTATATCACTTGTAACAAATATTCCGGTTGATAGTATTCAGTATAAAATAGACCATTATATTGGAAATATTGCAGGCAGTAGCGGAGCAAACACATTAGGACCTAATGGTCTTTATACACAGCAAGCATATCAATTTGCAAATAATTTATCAGCAAACGCAAACACATCATTAGCAAATGCATTTACTTTCACCAGCTTTACGGCATATCCAATTAGTTCTGTTATTATACAGAACGGTGGCGGAGGATTAACTAGTTTGCCAGTGGTGCAAGCTTCATCTCAATATACTACTGACCTTTACTCTCAAACAAATCTTGCTAACTTAGGTATACTTGCACCAATACAAATTATTAATCCTGGTTCAGGATATGCAAATAATGATAAAATTGCAATTATTGGTGGATCCGGTTACGGCGCTTTTGCAAACGTCACTTCAGTTGATTCGGGTGGTTCTATACTTTCAGTAGGTTATGTTGCCAACAATACAAATAGAATGACTTTAGGTGGTATGGGTTATCAATACTCATTACCAACCGTGGTTGTTGCAAATGTGGCCACCGGAACTATTACAACAAGTAATAGTAGTAATGTAGTTACAGGAACCGGGACAACATTTTTAACACAAGTAAGTAGTGGTTCAACTCTAGTTACAAATAAAAATATTATAATCGGTACAGTCAGTTCAGTTACAAATGCAAATTCACTATTACTAACAACAAATGCATCAACAACTTTAGTTTCTAATTCATTTTATAAAAGTACCGCATCATTAGTAGTTCTTGGAATTTTAGGAAAAGGTGCCATTTTGAGTGCATCGGGTGATAGAGTTGGTGCAATAACATCATTTAATATCTTAGATAATGGCCAAGATTATATTTCTGCACCAAATATTTCTTTAAAAGTACAAGATTTAATTGTATCGAATGTTATTGTATATTCTCTACCCAATAGAGGTGACACAATTTATCAAGGAAGTAGTATAAACGCAGCATCATATATTGCTTATGTTGATTCAATTATTTCTCTACAACCAAGCTCTCAATCAAATAGTAGTATATACCAATTAAGAGTTTATAACTATACTTCTAAGCCATCTGCTTCTCTGCCATTGAAAATTGATTCTTCAGGATCAGCATTATCTTTAGTTGGTGGTTACACAACCAATAAAAACACAACATTTATTAATTATGGTCCCGATACTAGATTTGATGCTGCAAATGGAATTATGACTTATGGTGATGGTTATGCTAAAGCTAGTGCAACATTCTTAAATGGTCTAGTTATTGGTAATGGTCAATACTTAGACACAAGTGGTCAACCAAGTTCTTTTGATGTATTGCAAGATACTCAATATAACAACTATACATATCAGTTGACACTTTCAAAAGAAATTGAAAAATACAGAAGTGTTTTATTAAATCTATTGCATCCAGCAGGTTTACAAGCTATTGGTCGTATTGCAATGAGTTCAAATAATAAAATGAATTTCATTGCTAAAGATGCAGTAGCAAATGCACACACACTAGGTTACTATGATGGTGCAGCAGTAACCGCAACTATTGTTGGAGGATCAGCAACAAATCCAAGTAACAATATTGTCAAATTCAGTAGTTTGTACGGAGCAAATATTGCAAATGTATTCTTTGCTAATTCTTCAATATTGAGTTTTGCATACGGAACAAGATCAACAGATATAGTAACATCTTTGGTTGTTGCGGTAAACGGAGCAGCAAATACTGTAACACTGCAAGATAATGTTTGGACATATTTTGCTAACGTTGCTGTGGTTTCTGCTACAAATGGAAATAATCAAGTAATAAATATAAATTCATTAACATATAGTTATAACATTGTAAATGGTGGAGTTTATAGTAACACTGCATATCCAATTATAGATACCATAAGAGTTGGTGATAGAGTTTCAGTTAATGGTTCTGCACAGACTGTAACTACGATTAGTTCACCATATACTTCATTAATATTAAGTGGGCCTCTGGCTAACGGAGCAAATGGTTTAATGTCAGTAAGTAGAAGTATGGTTTCATCAAATGCATCAAGTATTCAAATATTTGGACCTGCTGGTGTACAATATTTTGCAGAATTGGGAACAGAAAATGGTTATACAATTATAACAGAAACAGGCGCAACGCTTCTAATAGGATAAAAAATGAGTTCAATTAAAATTTCTGAATTACCTGCATTTACAAGAATCAATGCAAATACATCAAATACGTTGTTTGTTGGTGTTGATATACCATCTGCACAAACATTCCAATTTACTGCACACACTTTAGCGCAAGGCCTTTATTCAAACGAAACTTTGAGTGTTGGTGTTAATCCAAACACACTACCAAACACAATTGCTCAGTTTGCTTTGAGTGGTGCTTCTTATATACAAACAAATTTAGTTAATACTGATGATGGCGGTACTGCTGATATTGTTATTACTGCAAATGTGGGGTCTGGTGGTACTGATGCTGCATATTTTACAGATTTGGGTTTTGCGAATAAGAATGTTCAACCGGGATTAGAATTCAATAACTTAGGTACAGCATTAAGTCCACTTGATGGTTATCTCTACGTTCAAGGTTCAACTGTTGGTGGAACAGGATCAGTAAATGGTGGTAATTTGATCATTGGAACAACGACCACAAACACACAAATTAAAATTATTGCAGGTGGTTACAACAAAGAAAATATTGTTGCTATCATCACTGGTGATGGTATTAAATTGACAAATGGTCATCCAATATACTTTACAGATGGTACTTCACAAAATACTTCTGCTGCATCTTTTGCATATTCAAATGCTTCTTTTACCCAAGCAAATAACGCATCATCCAACACTATATCGATTCAAGGTGTAGATTTAACACAAAATACTTGGATTGCATCTAATGCTGTTTTTAGTCAAGCGGCATTTGCACAAGCAAATACAGCATCTGCTAACACCATATCATTAACTGGTGTAAATTTAACACAAAATACTTGGATTGCTAGTAACTCAGCCTTTACCCAATCAGCATTCAATCAAGCTAATACCGCATCATCTAATACTATTGCAATTCAAGGAGTTGATAACACCCAAAATACTTGGATTGCTAGTAACGCAGTATTCAGTCAAGCCGCATTCAATCTTGCAAACACATCAGTTCAAAATACTGCGATTATACAATTACAATCATTGATATTGACAGGTAATTTGATTGCTAATAATGTAGGACAATCAGCTTCTATTGATAATTTTACATCAAACAGTGCAACGTTCAATAAAAATCTTGTTGTATTGGGTACACTATCTGCGAATACACTATTAGGAAATGTATTCTTTTCAAATATAACCACAATAACAACACAATCAAACTCAATTCTTTGGACCACACAATCAACAACACCAACACAACAAGTTGCTCAGTTGTGGTATTATGGTAATACACAATCTTTGATTTTGGATACAGATGTTGCTAATGATAGACTTTCTATCTCGAAAGTTCTTTTCTTCCGCGGTTACAACTCCACTGGCGCAACAATACCTTCTAACTCAATTATTCGTTTAGTTCCTGGTGTTACTGCTAATCAAATTCCTTATATTGCTTTGGCTGATGCAACCAATTCAGCTAACGCAACAGTTGCTGGTTTTGTTAAGAATGCAATTGCAAACGGAGCATATGGTTTTGCTTATTCTCAAGGTATTGTTGAAGATTTAAATACAACCGGACTAGGTAAAAACGGAGATATTCTTTTCTTATCAACAACACCAGGCATTGCTTCTAATGTTGCACCAATATCTGGTAACTCAAACACTGTTGTACAACTAGGTAAAATTATTCTAAGTGATACGACTCAAGGTAAATTGTTCATTCAAAACCAATTGCGCCAAGCATATGGACGTGCTGATGGTTCTTTGTTGTACGCTTTTGCTAATAATATTACATCCAGCAGTACGATTAATGTTAATGATGCAACAGGAACAGTAAACGCAAACACAATTATTGCAAATACTTTTGTGTATGGTTCTGCAACTGCAAATGCAATGGTAACACAATTAACTAGCAAATCTACAGCAGTTACTGC